CGAGTAGCCGGTAGCCTTTGTAGTTAAACCGGAACCCCACATAATCAGTTGCTTGGATTATCTTCTGTTCTATTTGATTCTTGTCGTAGTTGATCGCGTTGCCGCGCTGGTCGTGGTATGCCGTAAAATAAGCCACGTCGATAAATGCGTTGGCGTCTGCGACTGCGCCTGTGTCATCTTGGATAATTAAAACCGTGTCGTAGTCAGAAACAACCCTAAATTGTAGCGGGGCCGCATCTTCTGGCCTGACAATGGGCTGACCGTTCGGGTGCGTGGCATCATAGGCGAACAGGCTGGCGGTATAGATTCCAGCCGGTAACCCAAGGCCGTTAAGCCGGAAAATAATTACACCGCCGCCGGTTGTCCAGTCGAATAAGTCAGGATCAACCGCTGTGTCCGCGACAATCGCCGTCTCCCTGAATGTTAACAGCATCCTTGTTGTGTCGGTATAGTTTAACGCAACGCCATCATGCTTAACCGTTATCTTGCTGGGCCTATCTGTGCCCGGATAAATATTCAAAACGGCCATTGCTCGCCCCTTATGCCGCTGTGTCGAAGGCGATTGTAATTAAAACGCTGTCCGAATTGTAGGCAATAGCCCCGGCGGTAACAATCCGCTTAACCCATACGGCCTTATGCTGGCCAAAGGGGATATCTCCAATGCTTAGCGCGTTTCCTGAGCCGTCAGCTGTGGAAAATGTTACGCCAGCCGGGGCGGTTGTTTCGTCTGCGGTCGCTGTTTCGGTCGCGTTTATTGCTGCCGCGCCGAGGCCAATTTCGACGCTGGTATCTGTGCTCGGCGTGTTTGTCGTAATATAAGCCGTCGCGTTTTGCATGGTTAGCGAGCCGTGGTTATTGTGAATATAAAAACAACGGTATTCTGTACTGCCTGCCGCCCCTTCTGGGCCGGAAACGATGTCGAACAGGTTGTGGAGCGTGGCGTCGACAATCGAAACAGAGCTTTTTAAGCCGCCTATTGATAAGTTTGGGTCGGTGTTTGCAACGCCGCCGCTTAATCTTTTATGAACATCACCAGCAACTATTGGCATGACTTGACTCCTATTTGTTTTTAAATTTGGAAAGCGTCCACGGATATTGTAATAACGCCCGTTAGGTCTGGAAACTCTGTTGCACTTTTTGTATTCCATCGTAGCGTTAAATCGCTACCTACCAGGCCGATCACCGACCATTCAAGCGTCGCGCCTGCAATAATCAATTCTTGCACGTCCCAGCGCGAGTCTAGTGAAGCAACTGTGGCTGATAAAATACCCCACTGAAACGCAAGCTGGCTATTAATCTGCCCGCTTACATCCCACCGCAAGCCAAAGCCACTTAGGGCTAAAGACAAAACGTCCCATTGCGCTCCTAGTGATGTGCTGGCCGCTGCTGATAATGCCCATTGTATATTCACCGCTGATTCTGCGGGCTGATTAATATCCCACCGGGCATCTGTCGTCGAGGTTTTGTTTTGCAGAATGACCCACTGCAAACCTGATAATGAGGATTGATTTTGTAGAATTCCCCACTGCAAATCTGATAATGTGGCTTGATTTTGTAGAATTCCCCACTGCAAACCTGATTGCGAGCTTGCTTCCGTGACCCAATCACCAACTGTACCCCAAGCTGTGACAGACAACTTATTCGCGTCCTCTGTCGCTATCCGGTCAGGGGAGGATGCGGTTTTCTTGGCTCTTATTCCGCCGATTCGCCCGTCGGCTCTCGCTGATAAACTATTACTGTGATAAGTCCCTATTCTATAATCTACCGCTCCTATTATCCCAGCGGTAACGACTACGATGCTATCAGTCGCCACCTCTACCCCGTCAACATACACCCTTAAGTGAGTGGAGGTATGCGTCATCTGCACAGAATGCAAGGCGTTGATAGTGAGCGGGCCTGGATCGGCAACATCATGCGCCCCGTCTGTTTTGCTGCGTGCCTTCCCGTTTGTTTGTATTTGATGCCAGTTATTATCCGGTGTATTCGAGAAGTTCCCGAACGAACCTCTACTGACATCCGAAATATCAATGTGACACATATAGCCTAGCGTCACGTCCCCGCCGTCAAGCATACTTGCCGATCCGGGAAGGGTCAGTGCTTCGGCTGTGGTGAAGTCTAACCAACTCCCGCCAAATGGGTGATTCGCTGTTGTGCCGGTTATGCTTGCGCCTGTGGTCAGGTGTGCGTCATAGCCGTTACCAGTAGAATCGACAAACTCTCCAAGAGTGCCATTTCCTGATGCCTCATTGAGATGCAAGACGCACTCATAGTCTGCCCACACAGCATTCCTACCATAGGTATCAGTGACAGCAGGTTGTACAGTTTGAACATCGTCTCTTTCAATCCACAACGTAGCCCCTGTGGAGGCGCTTGGAACCTTTACCCACACTTGGGCAATTGGTGCTGTTGCGCTCGATACAAGCTCGACAACGTCGATTGGAAGCCGCGTAGTCTTGGCCTTTGAAGTGTAAACCCTCATCTGCCCGCCCCCCGTCGTGAACGAGGTTGCGCCCGCATCAAGCGACTCCGCCGGAAAGTCGGCCAGCTTTAACCCAGCAGGAAAGTTCGCGTGCGTCCCGGTTATTGTCGGCAGTGTGTAAACGAATCCGTACGCCATTTTATGCGATTGCCGCTGCTAGGCTGGCCTTTAGGTCTTGCCTCATAGCTGCGATTTCCGGCCTATCTGCCGCATCAACTGACTCATAGAGCGCCTGCGCTTCGGCAATCCATACCACGACTTGAGCCTCTATCGATCCTACTTTGCGGGCCAAGTCATCTTGGCGACTAACGTCGTTCATCCCTTTTCTTATATCTGCTAATAGTGCCATTTTGCGCCCCTAGTCTATTTTTTGGTTTTTGGTTTGGCTGGCGCTTTCGGCGCGGGAACATCTCCGGCCTTATTTGTCAGCACTGCCATTTTATCAACAATGGTCTGAATTGCTTCCGCTGCCGTTGGTCGCTCGGCATAAATTACAGGAACTAAGCCTGCCACCCCGTCGCACTCTTCAACTGCGCTATCTGGCAGCACGTAGCGAGCATTGCGAAACATAACCTGCGCATCAAGCGTCGCGGCCTGCTCTAAATCTTCCGGCGCGGGTGATGGCCCGTTGATAAAAAATAGTATTTTAGCGGGCTTCATTTTAATCCTGTTTGACTAAAAAGAGGGGCTTTCACCCCTCTATTTTATTACTTGGTTTTAACGATAACACCGGCCAAATCTTTTTCCGATGTAGCGTAACGATCCCAGTTAGTTTGAACAACTAGCGCCGCATCTGTAGGCGAAGGGCCCCCGTTCGCTTTATCCCATGAGAACCCTTTGATGCCGACGTTGTATGACCACTCCGCTTGATACGTGCGAGTGATATTCTCAAAGCCGTTTTTGGCTTCCTCGTTTGCAGTGAAGTCGTTATTTTGATCGATAACAACAGCGCCGGGAACTAGGCCCAAAGTCACATAGTGATCAATGCCAGCGCCGCCAGCCTCATCCAAGAACAGGGCCGGTGCGTCGGTCATAATCAGCAATTTGCCAAACGGGTCGCGCGCGACGTTCACAGTGCCGTAGCTGAAAAGCGTGGCAAGGTTCGTCAAATTCTTTTCATAGAGGTCGTGCATTGATTTGGAGTGCATCACCCATGCTGCGATGGCAGAAGAGCGGTCGCCAAATTTTGCTTGGCCTTTGTTAAGGTTTGCGAAAGACATTGTGTCTTCCGGGGGAGTCAAGCCTGTGGCGTCATGCAGGACAGCCGCAACGCCAGACAGTGCTGCGTAAGTCGAGCCTACCGAAGCATTAAGCATGTCGGCCAATGAGTCCATCGCTAACTGCTGGCCTAATGCCGAGCCTGCTTCTTCTGGGTTGCGCTGAATCCACTTAAATTGACTAGGGTCAAGACGAACGGGCGCAATGCCTGCTGCAACTTTCACCATTGTATCAACTAAATGGGGCATCACTTTTTCAGATACCGCGCCGGAACCGTAAGCGTTACGCCGACGAACAAGTCCAGATATTTTGGCGTAAAATGCCGTGTCTGAATAGTCGCCTTCATGTGCTGCGCCGCGCAGCTGAATAGCTCCGCCTGATGCTGCGTTGAAAAGGTCGATTTTTTGCGCCAGAACTTCGGTCATCGAGTCGTAGGCGTATTCTGAATAAACTGCTAAATCTGACAAGGCCATAATAAATTCCTTTAATTATGCCTTTCTTGCCGCTACGTGTTCCGCAAGCTGCTTGGGGTTCATCGTCGCAAGATCGGCGGGAGTGTCGTTTGTGTTTGGGGCACTGCCGCCGTAATTCTTGGAAGGGTTTCCGGCACTGCCAGAAGCCTTTGATGCTGTGATGATAGCAGAAAAATCCTTGTTCGCAATGAATTCGGTTGACAAATCCTCGATTGTCATTGCTGAGATATTTCCGTCCTTGTCTAGAATTCGCGTCAGTGGTGAGTCGCCGTCAAAATCTGCTGCCAACCTTGCTTTGATGTGCGGCAATAACAGCGCCGGTGCGGTTGATATTTTAGCCGCTAATTGCTGCGCCACATTATCCACCAGCTGCCGTTTTGTGTGGTCGGTCAACTTATCCAGCTTTGTTTGATACTCTGATTTTTGCGTGTCGAGCTTCGATTGCCATGATTTCTCAAGCGTCGCAATGTCGCCTTTTTTCCGTGCGTCATCGTTGCCCAGTGCGTCGAGATGTTCCTGTGCTTCCCTTAGCTTAGCCTCAGCGTCGCGGCGTAGCTGACTTTCTCGATCTTTCGCGCGCTTCAATGCGCCGGTATCTTCTTCGCCGTCCACGTCGAGCCGGTAGCCTTCACCGTCCTCAACATATTCGCCTTTGATGTGCTCGGATAGTGCCTCGTGTTCTGCTTTGGTTAGCTTTCTCTTTAGTGCCATGTGCCGGGACTCCTCGACGGTTGTGCTGATTCACTGAATCAGCGGGATAAAATCAAATTAATTTTGCGTTTGTATTGCTCGTTTGTTAGTGATTTTCGCGGCCTGTATTTTGGCTCGCCTGCGGGCCTGTTGCCTTTGCCTAAAATATCGTCCTGAATCGCTTCCGGTTGCCTTGCTGCCCACTCATAAAAGCCCTCGTCCGGCGCATTATCCGGGCCGATTACCGGCGAGATATGGGAGCGGCAATTCATGTGCGCCGGTGGCAACGGCCCCTTTCCAAACGTGTAGCGTAAACCGTTCCTGAATCGACAGATATCACTTGTGCGCCCGTCAATCACTGAGCGCCAAATATATTCTTTATACAGTGCGGACAATACCCCGGCCCCGGTCATCGAGGCCGCGTGCTGTATAGCTGTTGATATTACCGCCGACGCCTGCACAGCTACGCGCTGGAGCTGCGAGGCCGTGCCTTGCTTTGCGCTGGTGCCGATAATATTTGCCATGGTGTCGGCTACTGTATCGCCGTTTGCCCATGCCTTGCGTATCGCGTTTTCTGTGCCTGCCTGCGCCGTGGTTGTGAATGTTTTCAGTAATGGCAAAAGGTACATTCCGCTTGCAGGCAAAGGCGTGCTTTTTATTGCTGACCACATTCTGTCGTCACTGCCTGCCACCGCTGCAATCCCGAACAGCGGAATTAGTCCAAGTGCCTTGTTCTGCTCTTCGATATACGCTATCGCTTTCCTGTCTGTCGGAATTTCCGGCGGTTTTTCGCTATCGGAAAGTAGTTCAATGTGCGTGTAAGCGTATGTCCTGCGGCTGACTTCCAAATCTGCCGCCATAAAGTCTTCCATTTGGCGCAGAATCTTTTCAGTGTACCGGCTGTAAATCTTTGTCTGCGAAAACCTGAGCGCCGCAACTAGCTTGTTTAACTCTGACTTGGTTAAACCGTCCATGGTTTTATAGCGCACTCGTCCCAGTAAAAACGATAGCTCGTCGCTCAATTCTGCCTGCGCTTCATTCCACAAAGGGGCAAATCCAGCCTTCACGCTTTCAATGTAGACTTTGTGGCGCGTGGCTACGTCATAAAGGCGCTTGTTATCGGATAAAGTCACAATCAGGCTCCGCTATCGTCACCCGGCACATTTTCCGGCATAGCGAGCGCCATCGCGTCGGCGGTTTCAGTGGCTATTTTTTCCTTCGCCGCCTCATCGTCTTCGGTGGCTATTCCTGATTTGCGCAATACTGCTCGCATTTCTCCAAACGTAATCGCGCCGGTTTGCCAAGCCTTGCCAACCGCGTCCTGCTCTTGTGCGCCCAGCGTCCCGATATCAAAATCCGTATTAAGCACAAAAACAATTCCGGCCTCTGGTAAACCCATTAGCGCCGCGCATCTTTTGAGCGCCCACAAATACGCCTCTTGCACATTCTTTGCGGTGCTGGCAAGCGTCGAGCCTGCGCTGCTGGCCTCCAATTCTGCTTCTGTCGCCGTGCGTTGGACTTCTTTTTGCTCGACCAGCTTGGCCCCAAGAGCCACCATTTGACGCTCTTTTTTGTCCATCGCTTCGCTGGTCATTGTTTGAGCCTCTACCTGCAAGAGCTTGGCATCACCGCCAACAGGTAACGGGATGTACGCGCAAGAACCGAAGGCAACCGTACCATCAAGAACCTCATCAACCCATTCCTGGGTGAGACCAGTTATAACCGGCGTCGGCTGCCCGATACGAAAACATGCCTCCTCATAATCTGCCGAGTTTCTATAGTGCGCAATATTCAAGCTGGCAATGTCGTAGAAATTAGGCTCTTCTATATCAGAATCATTATTTTCTGACCCTATAAATTTAAAGTCTATTTCTGTTAGCGGGTTTCCGTCTGCGCCCTTCGGGTTGTAACTTTTGCCGGGCACAAAATTTGTGCCCCTGATTACTTTCCGTCCATCCCATAGCGTCGGCGATGTCTCGCGCCATATCGTTATAAGAACATTCCCAGCATCATCGAGGCTTAATACTCGCAGCTGTGCCGCCGTTTTCATCTCAAAACCGTCGTCAGCAAAGGCGTAAGATTCAGCCAGAACAACAAGCGACAAAATCTCATCCGCGCCCCGGTCAGTGGTTCGCCAGTTTATAACGTCGCTCGGTTCGTAACTGTGAATCGTTGGGCGAATTCTGCCCCGTGCCAGATCAGCAATTGACGCGCCGCCGTCGGTTTCAGGATAGTCCACCAGCAACCCGGCCCTAGAAAACGCTAGCCCCGTCCTTAACGCTTTCTTAGCATGTTGAGTTAAATTCACCCCGGCCCCGTTGACGTTATCAACGACCGATTGCAGCAACACAGGCACCTCAATAACTGGATCACACATAAATACTTGACCAACCAAGCCGTTTAGCGTGCGGCGCGTTACGTTGTAATAAACCGCACGTTTTAAGTAAGCGTCATATCTTGCGTCAGCCTCTTTTGCCGCGTTGGGCCGGGGTAAATACAGCTCCTTGGCCGCTTTGATCGTTGGCTCGCCTGAGATGCAATCACGGATTAAATGATATTGAGGCAATAGCCTTGCGAGTTCTGGCCGAATGAATGCAACGTTTGGCATGGATTATTTTCCTTAATGCGGCATTGTAACTTTGAATTTAGCGGGGGCTTTATTGGAGCCTTTCAGCACTCTATAGCGCACCATATCATACGGATGATCTTCCGCGCTTGTGTCCACGTCGTCGAGCTTTACGCTATCTCTCGGCAATGATGGAAGTGTCTCAATAGAGCCGGTGCAGTTGCGCATAAAATACAACGATGGGCCTTCCCCTGTCACCGCCGCTTCAAGCCTATCCCTAATTAATTGCAAGCCAACAACCCTAGAGCCTGCGGATTTGTCAGACTCCAGCCATGTAATGCCCTTTTTAGCCATTAGCTTTTCTACGGTGTCTAGGTCGCTATCAATTACTGACCTTATCCTGTTATCAGCTGGCCCTGGCTTTGGCTTGGTGAATATCCATCCGTTCGCCATCATCGACTCTTCACGGTCAACAATTCCCTGAGCTATTTTTGTAGCTGATAATTTCAGCCCTTTATTCGAGCCTATTTCTTCGGTCCCATACCATTCATAAATTTGTATAAGCGAGCCAGCTACCGGGCAGAATGTTTTCACCTCGTCGCCGATGATTACATCCACTTCCTCGCCGTTCGCTTCTGCCCACCATCCAACGGAAAACGGGTGTGAGCTTCCATCATCAAACGACCGATCAATGCGCCAATTTACCGGGATAGCAAAGCGCGGCAATACGTGAATATCTTCCGCCCAGATATCATCGAGCGCGCCGCCTGCGGTTACGTCCCACGAACCCTCCAGCCATGCCGCTTTTAAATTCTTGTCACTGGCGCAAATCCGGTCAAGCTCGGCAATGTATTTTGCATCGAGATAGATGTTTTCGCGGTAGGTGCCAAAAATCGCCACCTGTGTTTTCACTACTTCTTCATCTTGCTGTGTTTTGGGATTAAAAACGATTGACGACCGCCGCACGACTTCGCCATTTTCCGCACAGCTTATAAAACGCCGCTTTACCCAGTTATGCCCGGGGCCGCTTGGGTTTGTAGTGCTGAAAACTTCGAGCGGTATGTTGGGCAGTGGCAAGCCGTCGGGCGTTTTATAAGTGCCGTCGGGAAGTTTTGGCGTGTGCAATTCTGGAATAAATGACGAGCGATTAGTACTCATCATTTTATTGTATAGGTCGCCTTGCGGGTGTTTTGTTAATTCGTTCCAGCCGATGAACGGGTACTCATGGCCGTGAAAGCCGTCATAATCAGACAGCTTTTTTGCGTGCCTGAATAGCAACTCTTCGCCTGTAGGCCAGACCCACTTATAATCGCTTGCCGATTCGTGAAACTTCGCCCCGTCATCGAATGAATAAAAAAAGCGTTTTGTCTGGGCCACAATATCAGCAAAGTTTTTGTATTCACGGTCTAAAATGATGCCTCGCCAATAGCTGCCATATCCGAGGCCAACGCGCCTTTTGAATCGCATCGCCTGCGTGATTGTTTTGCCGGGGCCGCGTGTGCCGTGAAACAGCGTATGGTCGCACCGGGTATCAAGCGCTAGCTCTTGTGAGCTGTCGGGAATCGGCTCCCATACAATGATATTTTCTTTCTCAGTGCTTGGGGCCACTTTTAAAGCCTTGCTGGTTAGCGCGCAATTTCTTTTCCCACTCCTCGTCCGTGCCGTGATCTTTAACGATCATTACGCGACTTGCTGTTATCGTGTTGTTATTGATCACCACCGGCGGCGGCGCGATTTTCCACCCTTGCATGTCGGCTATTTGCTTAATCGCTGCAAGCGGGTCGTGCAAGTCCAGCTTTGCGCCCGTAGGCAATACCGTCAATGATTTAATAGAGGCCGCTGCGTCTGGCGTCAATTCTTGACTGTTCTTTATTCGCCACGATGTTTGCATTATCGCGTCGCCGTTTTCGTCCTGCCCAATCGTGTCCTCCTTGAATTCCGCTATATCAGTAATAACAACCCTTGACGCTCTTGTGAGACGTTGCAATGCTTCCTCGCGGGTCATTACAGCACTTGTTGCCGCTGCATTCATTAAAGCCTCATAAAACGCCTTAACCTTGGGCACACTCAACATTGCACAAACTGCCGAATCTATTGCCGCGTTTCTTTCTGACTTCCCGCCAGCCGCTCTATATGCTTCACGATTGCTCATCTGTTTACTAACGATATTAATCACAGTCTGTCGTTGCAGGCGCGTCAGCTTATACCCTAGCTCCAGCGCCTCCGCTGATAACTCCATTAAGCACCTCTATTCTGTCTTTCACTTGCCGCCATGCATTTCAAGCCTTGCTAATTGGCTTATCTGTTACCAGCCTTAGCGCAAAGTTTGCGGCAGGCAGAAACACAGACAGGCCCATATACAGCTGCGGGGCCAATGCTGGCGGTAATATTGCCGCCAGATTTTCAAGCGCAACGAGCGCCCCTGCCGCGCCATTTAGCCAAAGTGTTTTTGATTTCCACCAATGTTTTTTATTCATGGGTAAGCCTTTTTTGATAGTTGAAAGTGAACGCCATCGGCGGTGTCATTTAAATACATTATGGCATTTGCCAGATGAGTCTCATTATCTCTAAAGAAACCTAATCCTGTATTACAGAGGGAGCATAAAATACCCCTAACCTTTTTTGTCTTATGGTCATGGTCAATGCTAAGCCTTTTTGTAGAGGCGCATATTTGGCACTTATCAATGCCTAGCTCTTCTTTGGTGACACCATACTTGCATTTTTCATAAATTTGTCGAAGAACTTCCGGCTCTGCTCGCCTTCTTTCTTTCATGCGCTCTCTATGCCTAGCACGATCTTTTTCTTTGTCTCTTGTAAGATTTCTACAGCTCTTACACATTTTTCTTGGGTTTGGTCTATCTTTCCGATGCTCGAACAACGATATGCATTTCAACTCTTTGCAGTGCGTACAGACTTGCGTCATGGATAATCCTTTTTTGCCAACTGGAAATGCACTCCGTCGGGAAATGAAGCCCAGTCCCCGCCCCATTCTATTTCTATGCCGAGCTGGTGAGCTGCGCGCTTCATTGCGCCTGCTATTTGGTCGTAGTAATTCCAAGACCACGTTATCTCGCCCCCCACCCATGCCACCACGTCAATGGCGTGGCCGGTTATGTGTCGGCTGAATCGTGTCTGGCTTTTGTTTTCCCTTACAAGCTGCTCCTGCCGCTCTTTGCTGCGCAAGCCCTCGGTTATGCCGAAGTCGCACGGACTAATTTCTAGCGCACGCATTGCCACCTTGACCAAATCAGGGTGAACGCCTTCCATGTTTTCCAGTGAACGTTTGCCAAATTTGTATGGCATAGAATGCCCTCCTTTTTAGCTGCTTACCTGCAAGTCTAGCGGTTAACTAGTCTATCTAAAATCCTTCTCCAGCGCGGCGGATTGGGCTTGGCGATTATAGAAACGGGCGTTCTGCATGATTTCTCAGCCAGCGCGCTCACCCTGCCGCCCGTGTCAATGGTCGTGCCAGTAAAGCAGGCTATTTCTGGCGCGGTCGGCGTATAGTTCACGCAATTTGCGGTGACTGGAAATTCGCCGCCAAGCTGCGTTGGCTCGCTATCCCCAATTTGCAGCATGATTGTATAACCTCGGATTTCGCCCGACGGGAGCACCGTGCCGTCTTCTCTGTGTGTAGGGGCGTCCCAGCACTGATCGATAGAATTATAAGTTTTTCCGGCAATGGCTGTTGATGACACCAGCGCCAGCGCAATGGCTGAAAGTATTTTAAGCATAAT